GTTCTTTCCTTTTTAATATTCTTAATACGACGAATCTTACGAGGATCGATGTATCTTAATTCTTGGATACCATCTTTCATTCTCGATTCATCGATAAGAATTTGATAATATAACCTTCCGTCAATATACCATGCACGGAAAGTTTCATGCGCTCTTTCATCGAACTTTAATATACGGAGTACATTATCAAATTCTTCACGAATTCTAGTTTTAATATTGTCTGATACTTTAACTTCGTCAAGAACAATCTCAACGGATTTATGAGTTTCATCAGCCACAATGGCTTCATTAACAATATCTTCAATCGCACCATCACAATCACTATACTGTGCTACTTCACGGTAGCGACGGATCAAATCATTTTCGTTCTTAATAACACCTTCGAGATCCATGACCATACCGTAGTACCCACCAGCATTTACACCAGTGTTTACTACGGTTGCTCCAGTCTCATTCGGACTAGGAGGAACTACACTTGGTAATTGCTCCTCATCCTTGCGTTTTATCTCAAATCCAAAAATCTGCATTATGTAATAACCTTCAGTTAATTATTAAAGTGGGAAGCTACCAACTGGAGTATCAATAGAAACATTGACACCAAAGCCAGATGCTGCACCAGTATTTGAAGTAAAGAAGTTGTATTGGAACTCTACATCAAACTGTTCAATTGCATTTTGTTGCTCGTAATCTAAACCGATTGCGGAAATTGTTGTCGGGAATGCATCAACAAATTTGTAAGACTTAATAGTTGCACCATTACGATCTAGTTGGTGAACAGATAAGTCAACTTGATACTCAGTAGGATTAATACGACCATTAGTAGTATTATAATTCTGAATACCTGATTGCCACTGCTCTAGAGCATTACGGATACCAAATGTGGTGTCGTTGTAAATCGTCACAGTCCATGGTTGGAATGTTCGTTCACCAGCAAAGTTAACTGGGCGACCACGATACAAGACTGGTAAAGTCTCGATAGTGGATGCAGGCAACTGAGCAGCTTTACACAAAAATTGTGCACGCTGTCCAGCTACCACACCTAGAGTAACATAAGATGGGAATGTTAATTCAACACGGAATTGATTAGGGCGAGCACCACCACCAATCATCTGCGCTTTAAAATCAGCAATGTTTGCCATTTAATTCTCTCCTTGTTCTTTCTTATTTATCTTTAAATTACGCACCAACTTCGCTGAAGTTAATCGCAGAGCGAGCAGCAACAAAGTTAAGAGTAATAAAGTTGATAGAACGATTTGGTTTAACGAAGATATCAGCAACGAACTCGTTGCGATCAATAACTTCACCTGTGTTGTTAGACTCATCGCACTTAACAACGAAATCAGTAATACCACGACGACCTTGTACATCACGGAGGAATGGCTCTACTAAGTTACGGAATTGCGCACGAGTGAAACCATCATTGAATTCGAACAACTGGAATTTAGCAGCTGTTGCGATTGCTTTCTCCATAACGATGAATAGACGACGCACATTGATACGATCAAATGCGCTTGGCTTAGCCAATAGAGTTTTGTCACCGAACAGAACAGTACCTTCTCCTGGGAATGTAACCACTGGGTTAATACCAGCTTTGTAGAGATTGTCTCTCAAAGTCTTAGAAGGGTTGAACGCTAAACGAACAACATTTTTAATTTGTCCACGATTTAGACCACCTGGAGAGAACCAAGGATCATTAGTGTAATCAGTACGAGCACACAGACCAGCAACATCGGCATTTAGTGGAACATAACGATATTTGTCTGCATAACGATCATACTGGTATTTGTATCCAGAATCTAGGACAGCGTATGAAGTGCTTGGTAAAGCATTACGGTAAGCAACCATAGCAGTAGATTCAGTTGAAGTGCTACCAATGATAACATCACCAGTAGAAGTGTTTTGTGGAGAAACAAAGGCTACGCAATCAAGACGAGTTTCGCAGATGTTACTGATAATGTAATTTGCTACTGTAGTAGATGCTTTACCAGCAAGAACCAAACTAATATCATATAGTTCTGCATTTGCGAATAGAGCATAAGCAGAATTTAATTCTGCGTCTGTTGCAGCAAAATCATCAGTACCACCAGATAGTGAAACAGTTTGAGCAGAAGTCAAACTCTTATATACTGCAGCATTGGCTAATGTTGTGCCAAAATCTTTGGTTCCAGCAACTGAAGTTAATGCAGTAGGATGATCCATCCACCAGATGTATTCAGAACGAGAGTTAATAACATCTTTGTAGTAGTTATTAGTACCATCTGATTTCTTCGCATCGTTCGCTTTAGAAACAAAAGCGAATTTTTCTAGAACAAATCCTGGGGTGCCAGTAACAAGACCATCTTCATCGATAACGATAATATGCATTTCGTCAACAGCAGCTGGAGCAACCATTACATCTTTTGCGTAAGTAGAAGTTCCTGGAGCAGCATCAAACTGATCTGCATAAGCCCATGAAGTAAAGGTAGCAGAATCCGCCATAGAAACTAGTAATGAGTTTCCAGTAGTTCCTGGATATTTTGCAGCCCATGCACCAACAACACCAGCACCATTTGCTAGGTATGTATTGTAATATTCACCATTGGTAACTTTTAGACCAGCAGTAGAAATAGTACAAGTCGCAGTCGCAGTACCAGCGATTGTAATAGTAGGTGCTGTAGTATAACCGCTACCAGCTGTGACAATATTAATACTAGAAACTGTAGAAGTTGTTAGAGTTACAGCACCAAGTGCTGCACCAGAACCATTACCAGTAATAGAAACTGTTGGGGCAGCTTTGTAACCAGTTCCTGCAGTAGTGATAGTAATACCAGTCACTAAACCACCAGAGAAAGTAGCAGTACCTACTGCACCAGTACCAGAATCACCAGCAGCAGGAGTAATAGTAACAGTTGCGCTGGTATATCCAGAGCCACCAGATGCAACTGCAATCGCACTAATACCACCACCTGATAGAACCGCAGTTCCAGTAGCAGTAATACCACCAGCATCAGTAGGAGCAGAGAATGTTACTGTTGGAGCAGCACCAGTAGATGAGTATCCAGAACCACCAGAAGTAATAGCAATAGTAGCTACCCCACCAGTTTGAGTGGCAACCGCATTCAAAGCCCCAGTGTCAGCACGGACTAGTAATAGATTATTTGTGTATGATAGGAAGTTTGCAGCAGTGAAAAAAGATTGAAAATTGCTATCATTTGGTTTACCGAAGCGACGGACTAGTTCATTCTCAGAACTAACTGTGCTAGGTTCCATTACTGGACCCCATGGAAACACCCCAGCAAAAGCACCAATAGATGATGATACGGCTGGAACGATAGAAGTGAAATCTTTTTCTACGACTGCAACGCCTGGAGATAGTTGAAACGGCATTGTATTTCTCCTTGTTAATAAGTTTACCTAGACAATTTCATGTCTACATTTTATTTAGTTTTTACACGATTTCTAGAAGTTTAATGGAGCCTTCTCTGGCTTTCCATCTTCATAGAAACCGAATGGTGTTAATTCTTCTTCGATCGCTTGCATTTGCTTAGCGTACATTATATTTCGTAGATTAACATTATTTAGGTCTTTAAAATAACTGTTAGTAGTGAGCCACCCAAACAGAACTAGAGGCATTACTAAGTCATCATGGTAACCTTCATCAGCTTCATATGAACCCTTCTTCTCGATAAAAGTCGAGATTTCAGAGATTGTATCCGCATCATTTATAATAAGTTTGTTTTCCTCAACGAGTGCTTTAAAGTTATGACACCCAATTCGTTTAATCTTTTTATCGGTATTAACACCCAATTGTGTTTTACCACCACCAAAACCACCTGAGACAGTCTGCCCCATAGCGTGTCTTGTAACCATCAATATATTTTCGTATTCCATCTCAGAATATAGGATGTGAGCAACCTGTTCCGAGATGTTAATTTCCAATAATACCCATGCTTGGTTGTAGTCTGATCCAACTTTATAAATGACATTTGGATAGAGCAACGGACTAATTTCATTATTACGATACTTTGCAACGATTCTGTAAGGAACCTCTGTAATATCAATAACTTGGAATGCTGAATAATCCCCACCAACACCTTTTGCTATATCGCAAACCATACAATAACTATGACCAGCCTGTGGGTTTACATATACATCTAACCCATCTTTCTGATAGACGATAGTATCTGGACTCATTCTAGAAATAGCATCTGCTCTAACTAGAGTAAGAGAAGAACCTAAGAAGTTACAAAGAACCTCTTGAGTAAATTTAAGTTCACCAAGCTGTGCTTTTTGTTCTGCAGCCCATGCTTCATCACGACCTGGAATTTCCCAGTATGGTATGAATAGATTAACGAATCCATTTCTACCCTTTTCAGCATCTGTCCAAAACTTCCAGAAATGATTATATCCTAAAGGAGTTGAAGACAATAGAATCTTAGTAGTCTGACCAGCTGAAATCGTAGGATAGACTGAAGTAAAGAATTCTTCTGCCACATTGTTTGGAATAATCGCTGCCTCGTCAACATACAACATGTTTACTGATTTACCACGAATACCAGACTTACCTGTTGCAGCAGTGAATACTTTTGATCCATTCTCTAATTCAATATCACCTTTGTTCCAAGTAGTAACACCTTGCTGCATCCACTTTGGCAGCAACTCATACATTGTTTGATAACGATCTAAAACCTCACGAGCAGCAGTTGCTTTGTTCGCAAGGATAGCCACAGTTTTGTTGGCTTGGAAAATCGTATACCAAAGAATGTAGGCTGCAGAGGTAGTTGTCTTACCTTGCTGACGACCTTCCATAAGAATCACACGACGATTAGTATGGATTACATTTACTTTGTTTTTCTGGCAATCATACAGTTTAAACAACTGTAAGCCATGATCCAGTGTAACAATATAGCAGTAGGTCTCGATAAAATATATCGGATCT